AAGTGCTCTCGTAATACCATTTTCAATTGTAGTTGATTTTAAAATCTTATATATATTCGTCATGTTAATTATATTCTCATAATCCTCTGTAGAACGCCAAGACCCATTATTTATCTCACGAACCACGTGTTTCTGCATCTCCTTTACTAACTTGTTAAAATAGTTTCGAAAGAGATTATTCAATAATGTACCTGTCAATTCTATACGCTTGTTTATGTAAGAATCACGGTCATCAGGTGGTTTCCATCCGAAACTGGTCTGAATCAACTTATTTGCCATATATCCTATGAGGTATAACTTTTGCGTCATCGTCTTACAATGCGGGAATAAATCATTGTTTAATGCGTCCATAGCAAACTCACGTTTCTTAATTGCACCAGCCTCTTTATCCATATTCATTGGAGTATAAGCTACTGATGCAGTAATGTGTCTTAATGCATCTTCTTTCAGCATATATTTATTCCCGTCAATTATAGATGCCTGTAAGAATTTCAATACCTCTTTACATTTCGTATTATCCAGGTCCAAAACAATGTATTCGCAAATCTCTTTGTCTGTCATAATTCCTAATGCACGGAATAAGGTGAATAATTCGATCGGTTGTTTAATACGTGGAATTGTAATATATATACCATGTCCAAACCCATTATTTTTACTAGCAATCATCATTTCAACTTGTTTTGGTGATATACATTTAAAGTCTGGCACTGACTTTATCTCAGCAAACCAAGACCATTTTGTAGTATTTTTACCATCAAAACAGTATATCTTATTTTCAGCCGCTCGCTCTTGTCCTAAAACGGTCTTTTCTGAACCCTTAATAATAAAATACCCACCAGAGTCCATCGGACATTCACCCGTGAAATCTGGTGAAATATGACCATTTTGGGTTAATACGCATATAGAGGATTTTGTCATGATCGGCATCTTACCGATATTTATCTTTGGAAGAGTCTTATTAATAATCTTTGGTGCATCCATCTTATCCGTATTACGAATCACATACTGGATATTCAAATCAACCGTCATATTGGAGGAATATGTGAAGTTTCTCAAACGAGCTTCTTGTGGCAACATCAACTTTGTTGCTCCATTATTCTCATGGATTTGTGGTGGATATAAACGGAAATTTTCGAATGATACGAATATTTCTAAGAAGTATTGTCCACTTTCTGGAACGAAATCATTTTCGGATCTTATATTCACTTGATTAAACATCTGAATTGTACGTAATATTTGGAAGTTTATAAAATGATTATAGGATTCTATCTGATGGCGTACTAAACGTTCTAAATGCTGTCCGCGGAAATAAGATTCGATGATGGCAAATGGTTCTTCTGTATAGTCTCCTAAGTGTGAAAGAGGTGAATCGCTAACGTCTAATGGAATTGACTCGATATTTAGTTTTAGATTCTCTAAATATTTCTCCTCATTAATAATTTTTATGATGTCCTTCTGGGTGTCTGGTTTTTTTAACGCCTTTGGTCGCTTAACCTTGATGTATTGAATTGGTTCTGTATTCATTTTTGATATTTAGTGTATTGTATTTTTACAATTTACTAAATCAATTTTTTATAGTTTTTTTATCGAATATTGTGGTTTTTTACATCAAAAATTAATCGGTATTTTAGGTAATCCATGTCCGAACAATATCATGTAAATCAAAATTACAGCAAATAATAATAGACTTCGGTTCTCAGCAACTGATTGCGGTTGTTTGATACCAAATAACATTATACACCTTCGGACATTTAAAATGGGACAAAATACCTAAATAATATAATAATTTTGTATTATATTATGAAGCATAAAAGTGATGATTATAAGATTAGCGCGGTTAAATATTATTTGAAAAATAAAGACAATATTAGAAAAACATGTAAAATATTTGATTGTAGTAAATCATCATTACACCGATGGATACAAACATACAAACCTGCTAAAAATATTACTAGAAAGAATAGAAAATCTATCTCATACAAGATAAATAAAGAACAAGTTAAGACTGCTGTAAATATGATTGATAAGAACGAACAAATTACTATGGACGAACTGTTATTTGATATGAAACATAAATATAATACTTTTGATATTACACCTCGTCATTTAGGTAGAGTTATTAGAGCAAACAACCGAACCAGAAAACGAACACGACATCAACATTATCCAAAGGAACGAAGAAAACAACCTACCGATAAAAAGAAAGAAATGGACGTATTCTATAATGAAGTTCATAAATATCCACTCAATAAGATTATTTGTTTGGACGAAACCAGCGTTGGTTCTCATTTGAAACCCTCATATAGTAGATGTTTTATAGGTAAGCGTTGTGTAATCAAAACGAATAACAACTTTGTATTTCGTAGTTTTACTTTATTAGTTGCTATCAATAACTCTAAATGTGTAGGAAAAATATTTTACGAAAAAGGTGGAACAACGAAAGAAAGAATGGTAGAGTTTATAGAAACGCAAATAGCACCGAAATACAAAGACCATCTAATCATATTAGATAATGCGAGAAGTCATAATAATGATATGGTAAGAGAAGCAATCCTAAAAAGCGGTAATAAATATTTATTTACGATTCCATATAGTCCCATTACGAATTCACCAGTAGAAAATTATTTTAATCAAATAAAAACACATATCAAAAAGAACAGGGATGTTTATACATTTGAAGGATTAGGGAAAAATATTGAAAAAGCAATAGATAAAGTGAAACCCGAAAATTATAAGAATTATTTTCAATATGCGTATGGAGTAAAAGATGATACTACTTACAAACGGAAACCATCAACCCGTAAATGTAAATTAAAAAAATATAAAATTGAAACAACTTAAATATATGGTAAGATTAACAACTAACATTATGCAACGAGACCTAAATTATGAAAATAATAACGTTGGTTTTGATTATCAAAATACAGAAGAAGATGGAGGTGGAATAAAATGCAAAAATTATGAACTATGTGAGTGTGTTCTACCTAAATGGTGGTTTGAATGTAAAGGCAAATATTTATGCTCGAATTGTGATATGATGTTTGGAACTTGGGGCGAACAAACTGGAAAAGGTATATTAGAAATAAGTGATAATGTTGAATGTCCTATATGTTTGGAATATAAACTGGGAATATCATATCCAAAATGTAATCACACTGCGTGTATTGAATGTTTCAAAAGATGTATGTATGGCGATTATAGTGGTGAACCAGTATTTCCATACCCTGATATAGAGGACGAATATTATGATAAAGAAGACCCAGAAAACATCAAATGGAAAAACGATTATCCGTTAATTGAAACATACCATGTAAATTACAACGAATGGGACGATAAACGGATGGAACAAATTGAGAACAATCCATATCTTAAAGTATGTCCGTTATGTAGAGCATAACTATATTTTCATAAAATATAAATCGTAATTTACTTAAAAATTATTTATGTAAATTATATAGCAACTATGAGATTAAAAAGTGAATTGTATAAAAAAGAGCAAGATGGTATTACTGATAAAATCATTAATATATTAGATTTGGAAAATAAAAACACCTATACGCTATATGAATTAGACCAAAACGAAGAAATACAAACTCAAATAATGAAACTCATTCCGGAAATACGAAAATGGTTTGCTTTTAACAATATGAAGGCAGTAGGAGAACCAGAAAAACGAAAGCGACCATGGTTGTCTATTATGAAGCATCTTACCAAATCAAAATATACATTTGAAAGTAAGGGGTTTCATTTCAAAAAAGAAGAAAAATGGTTAGTGACCCAACAATATATATTCACGAAACTTTAGGAAAACAACTGAATATAAATATATGCGTAAGAAAATGACTTAAAATAATATCTTTACATAGTATATAGAATGGAAAAGGCAAAAGAGAAACCACCCGAGTTTTTCAAATCCGTTAAAACCTCGCTCAAAAGTGTATTGAAACACCCTGAAATCAATACCAAATTACTTAATGATGCTGTTGTTAAATCAAATAAAATCGTTATTCATACATTACAATTTCTCAAATTGTATTTATTGGATTATTATGAAAACCATTCACAAACATTACCAGTCATTAGCAAAGAACTTATCAATAATTCTATGAAAGTTGTTTGTGGTGAGAAAATAGAAAAAAGAGGAAAACCCCCAAAACAAGAAACGATTGAAATGAAAGATAAACTTACCACTTTTTACAATCAACACTATTTACCACTTACTCAAAACGACCCAATTGATTATGCTGGATTGAATACTACATTAGATTATTTGAAGGAAGATGTTATTACGATGTATGAGAATAACATTCAATTACACTATGTAGAATATGTGGAACGATTTGTTAATGTTGTTTGGAAAAAGAAAATGATAGTGAATAAAATACGAAAATTAGGAAAAACACAAAAGGAGCGTGAAACACGTGTGAGAAACCTTTGTACCGAATTACGAAAAATCAAAAAGGACTTATTGAATGTTGATGGAAAACCATACCAATCCAGTCCTCATTATCATAAATGGATTGCCGAGCAAAAACATAACATTTTACCAAGCAGAATCAAGTTTGATAAAAATAGCGTTATGTATGATTTGAAATGTAAAACGATGGAGTATTTTCCATGTATGATTTTTATGATGAAGCAAATTGAAAATGATGGTGAAAGTGTAAATAATGTGTTTCCTTTACGAAGTGAAATCGCACCCAAATACATACGATTAGATACAACTACATTAGTCAATTTGTTATTGAGAAAGGATCATGGTTCAAAAGGGTTTTTCAAAACAAAAGGAGAACTGAAAAAGAATGAAGATAAGATTTGGAAGTTCTTTTTTAGAACCGAACGCAAGATGTTTCATAAGACTGGTTTTTCGTTTCATCATATGGTTTCTACTGATGGAATTGGGTTGAGTATTTTATTTTTGCGTGAGGATTTAGTGGGTAAGAAATTACCTATGATGAAGAAGGGAATATCAAAAGAGTTGTATATTGATGAATTGGAAGATTACTCTTCTTTACGAGATAAAACAATTGTGGGGATTGACCCTGGAAAAGATGATTTGGTTTATTGTGTAGATGATGCTTCTAAAGATGCGAATGTATTTCGGTATTCACAAGACCAACGCAGAAAAGAAACCAAGATGAAAAAATACAATAATATTATTTTAGGTATGAAAACCAATAGGATTGATGGTAAGACCATCATAGAATATGAAACTGAACTATCACATTTCAATCGTAAATCATTACAAATTACCAAATATAAGGAATACCTACACGAAAAGAATAGAATAAACCATATATTATTTGTATTTTATCGTAAGGAATTGTTCCGTAAGTTGAAGTTTGGTAAATACATCAATACCAAACGCAACGAACAAAAGATGATTCGTAATTTTAGGAAGATGTATGGTAATCCAGAGGAGGTTGTGATTTGTATAGGAGATTGGGAACAGCGAAAACAAATGAAATACAAAGAACCAACATTAGGAAAAGGAGTGAGAACTTTGTTTAGAAAAAATAACTACAAGGTGTTTTTAGTAGATGAGTTTAGAACCAGTTGTAAATGTTCCAAATGTGATGGAGGAGTATGTGAGAAGTTTATGGTGCGAAAACACCCAAACAAAAAGAAAAACAAAGATGAATTGCGGTTAATTCACGGACTTCTACGCTGTAAGAGCGGTTGTGGGTCGTGGAACAGAGACCGTAATGGTTCATCAAATATCTACAAAATAGCAAGGAATGCGATAAATAACATAGAACGACCAAGTTATTTATGTAGAGAAACAAGTAATCAAAGTGCTTCAACGAGTATTTCAGCTTTGCTGAATCACTCACCTTCGGTGAGTGCTTATAATCAAACTTTATGCGGGTATGAAAAGACCCAACTTTGAACCTCTTTTTATGGGATTTTGTCCCATTTTAAATGTCCGAAGGTGTAAAATAAAGGATAAATCCGATTATCACTGAATGCGCTAACATAACTAATCCTCTTTCCATTTGTATACTATATTATTATATTTTATTTTATCGGTTCGATGATTTATTCGTCTGCGTTAGGATGGGTATCTGGATCCTCTATTTCAGAAGCAACACGCTCTGTCTCAGCTTCAAGTGCAACGCGAATAACTTCGGCTTTAATTCGTAAAACTTCCGCTTCAGCTTCAGCAGCAAGGCGAGCGGTCTCTATTTCAGCTTCAAGTGTAACTCGGACCGCCTCGGCAACACGAAAAGCTTCAGCTTCAGCTTCAGCAGCAAGGCGAGCGGTCTCTATCTCAGCTTCAAGTGCAACTCGGACCGTCTCAGCAACACGAACCGCTTCAGCTTCAAGTGCAACTCGGACCGCCTCAGCAACACGAACCGCTTCAGCTTCAAGTGCAATTCTAGTATCCTCTATTTCAGCGGCAAGGCGAGC